CTTCGTCTGTAAAGTCTACATGTGCAGTTGTACCAGATACTGCAATAGTAGCACCGTCTAGGTTTTGTCCACCTGCTGTATAGTTAGTACCTGATGCTTCGTCAGAATTACCTGTAACATCTGAATAGTTAGTAGTAGCTGCTCCGTATGTACCAGACATACTATTTTTAATTAGTGCAAGTTTTAACGTGTGTGTGTCCAGATCGTGAACACCACCAAGAAGCTCCGATTTAAAACTTGTACACATTGCCGTTGTTATAGCCATGTCAATATCCTCAAAGATTTAAATG